AAGAGTAAAATGGCTCTTAACATGGCATCTGGAACAGCTCGATTTATTTCGGGAGCTTTTGGAAAAATTAATAAAGAAAATATAACAATTAATACTCCAACAGCAACTATCGGTATTCGTGGTACAGATTTTACAACAACTGTAGACGAATTAGGCAGAAGTTTAGTTATACTACTACCAGATGAGAATGGAGACTCCTCAGGAGAGATAACAGTAACAACTGCAGCAGGAGTAGAGATACTCAACGAAGCTTTTCAAGCAACAATGGTTTCAGCATGGGAACAACCACCCACACAAGCCGTAACCTTAGCAAACATAACACTTGGAATGATTGACAATATGTTGATTGTTCAAAGACCCGAAGAAGTCGAACAAGCAGTAGAAGAACAACAATCAGGCGTGTCACCTACTGCAGATTTAGACAAAGACTTCTTTGAAGATGCACCAGATTTAGATTGCGATGCTCTAGTAGAAGATTGCGGAGAAGACAAAGAAGTCACAAGACTAGACATTGATTTACTTAGTGTAGAGTTTCTCGTAGATTTACTAGCATTGGTAGAGACTACAAGCAAAAAGAGAGGACAAACTTCACAATTAAACGGAGTAGAGCTTGAAGGTATAATAGCAGGTTTCGACCCTGTATACCAAACTTACACTTTTGTGGAAGAAGGATTAATTTACTTTGTACACGAAGGACAAAACAACTACGACATAGGTATCGATACAAATGCGGGTACTTATCTATATATAAACAATGCAGGAGTAATATTGGAGGTAAATATAAATGGTGCGGGTGATAACGTTATTATTATTAATCAGTCCCCTTAGCTTTGCTGGGGATAACTCTACTACGATTATTACAAAAGGAACAAATAATCAAATTACTACTAAGCAAATAGGTAATGGTAATACTACTTATATTCTTTGCGGAGCAAATTCAGGAGGAACTATAACAGGAGCTAACTATAGTTCTCATAGCTGTACAAACGCTACATGGAGCAGTACTGTAACTGGCAACAGCAATACAGTTAAGATGTATACTGTATGGTCAAATAATATAGGAAACTCCTCTACTATAACAATAGATGGTAACGATAACTACGCATACATTGATCAAGATGAAGATGATAATACAGTAACCGTTACTCAAACAGGAAATGATAACCATTCAGAATCATTGGGCTCAGGAGACGACAATGTCTATTCAACTACTCAAACAGGAAATAATAAATATAGCAAAATATTCTTTTTCGGTGATGATTCTGATATCACTGTTAATCAGTATGGGACTGGCCAACACAATTCTTATATTTATGGAAATGGTGGTGCGCACAATAACTCGGTAAGTGTTACTCAGTATGGTAGTGGCAACAAGGATTCAGATATATTCTTTTACAATTCTGACAATGAAGTAGACCTAACACAATACGGAACAGGAGCTCACGTAGCAAATATGAAATTCTATACAACAGGATATGATGTAGATGTAACTCAACTTGGAGCTACAAATCAAACATATACTGCAACTTTTAATTGCACAGCTGATTGTACAAAAACAATATCTATCACACAACAATGAGCAAACTAATAAATCCGATAATTTTTACACTTTCAATAGGACTCCTAATCTGGAATCCTTCCCCTTTTCAAATACTGGAACTTAAGACATTCGACTACCTTATGTCTACTACTCCAGAAGTACAAAACGAAAACATACTTCTTGTTGATCTCGACGAAGAAATAGTAGAAGCCTATGGAGGTTATCCACTACCAAGAAGCCTATTTGCAAGCATGATAGACATCACCGCGGGTGTTCCTGGTTTTACTATCCTCATGCCTGACCCCGACTTACGCGGTATTGAGTACGACAATACACTTGCCTACTCATTATCAAATAAACCAAGTGTTTTAGCTTACGCAGCTTCAACACAGGCATCAAAAGCAGGGCCTCATGTAGGCACAGCTCAACTAGGAGGTGACCCAAAAGAATGGCTATTCAACTATCCAGGAATTTTAAGACAATTACCAAAACTACAAGTAACCGCAGAAGGCGTGGGATTAATAAACTCAAGCCCAGAAGTAGACGGAGTCGTACGAAGACTTCCCGTAGTCGTAAGTAGCCAAGACGGATTATATCCCTCTTTTGCGTTAGAGATGTTGAGAGTTGGTGTCGGTGATCCAAGTTATCAAATTAAGACAGGCGAAGGTGTAGAATGGGTACGTATACCAAATTATCCACTTATACACACGGACGCAAACGCAAGAGTATGGATTCAACAAAACGTTAAATTCTATAGACAAACTGCAGCAGAGTATATGGAGAATCCTATACCTGCTCCCTTTGTTATTTTTGGAGTCACTGCCGAAGGTGTAACCAATCCTGTGCCTACAGCACAAGGAGCCGTTTATCCTCATGAGATTCAAGCAAACATACTTCATTCACTTATAGAAGGAAACAGCCCATCCATCCCGACATGGAGTGTAGCAGTAGAGCTGGGAGCCGCCCTTCTGGCTCTACTATTACTTTGGATTACAGCATCTCGTATATGGCTATCACTTCCAGTACTAGTGATAACTATTGGAGGCCTTATTTACTTTGCCCTGGAAATGTACAAATCTTCTTACTTGCTTGACGTTTCTGGCACTATTTTAGTCGGGTTTTTATTCTGGAGCATTATAACTTTCAGGAATTTCATTACGCAGTTTTTGTTGAGATTGCAAATTAAACAACAATTCGGGACATACGTAAGCCCGGCTCTCGTTAAAAAATTACAGGAGGACCCAACATTACTGAGATTGGGTGGGGAGACTAAACGACTCACTTTTCTTTTTTCAGATATTCGAGGATTCACACCAATCTCAGAAAAATATCAATCAGACCCTCAAGGTTTGACTCGTTTAATCAATCGTTTTCTTGACAACCAGACAGAAATTATACTAAAACACGAAGGTACAATCGACAAATACATGGGTGATTGTATTATGGCTTTTTGGAACGCTCCATTAGACGTAGAAGAACAAGAGCGAAAAGCTACAGAGGCTGCAATTGAAATGAGAGTGGCTTTAGGAGAATTAAATGAAACACTTAGAGAAGAGGGCCTTGATCAAATTAACACAGGCGCTGGGATTAATACCGGGCCGTGCGTGGTTGGTAACTTTGGTAGTTCTACACGCTTTGATTATAGTGTGCTCGGCGACGCTGTTAATCTGGCTGCTAGGTTAGAATCTTCATGCAAGAACTACGATGCGGATTTAATCATATCGGAACACAGTTTAGTTGACGGTTTTGATTACGAGTTCCTCGATGAAGTAACGGTAAAAGGAAAGACCGAACCAGTAAAAATATATACCATCAGAAAATAATACTTGACTTTCTGGTCTGATTTTGGTATAATTATTGGAGAACAAAAAGTTCAACAGATTTCAGGGGAATAATATGGATGTCAACAAGGTGGCCGCAGAGTTAGCGAAGCATGAGGCTGTGTGCGCCGAGCGGTGGAAAACTATCTTCAATAAGATAACAGACATGGAGAAAGGCGCGGATGGAAGATTCACCAATATGGACAACCAAGTCTCAAGAATAGAAACAATACTTATTAGCGTATCTGGCACTTTAATAGTTGCTGGGGGCGGTATTATATGGACTATGTTTGCAATGCATAGCTAGGAAAAATATGAAAAAAGATTACACAACAAAAGACATAACTGCTTCAAGTACAAGCTCTATAGAAGAAGCTTTACACAAAGCAGTAAAACAAGTAGAAGTAGGAGAGATAACAACTGAACCTACAAAAGAACTTTCAAGCAGAGTTAAAGTTCTACTTGCAAAAAAGAAGAACTTACAAAGAAGAAATAGACAACACATACCTAAAAAGTTGAGATGAAGAAGAAGACGCCAGAGGAACGAATGGCGATTTGTAAGAAGTGCCCACACTTAAAAAAATGGAAAGTTTGCGAAATATGTAAATGTTTTATGCCCCTCAAAACAAAGATTAGATGGGCAGAGTGTCCTTTGGAAGACCCCAAATGGACATAAGGAGAGAGACATGCCTAAAGGTAAAGGAACATACGGATCTAAAGTAGGTAGACCAAAGAAGAAAAAGAAGGGTAAAAAGAAGAAATAATGGCTGTTCGTAGAAGAAGAAAAGCAGTTAAGAAAAAGCCCGTGCCTACAAACCCTAAGCTATATGCTAGGGTTAAGGCTCAGGCTAAACGAAAATTCAAAGTATATCCATCAGCATATGCTAATGGTTGGCTAGTAAAAACTTATAAAGCCAAAGGCGGAAGGTATCGTATGGGTACTGGGCGTAAGAGAAAGTAATGGCGAAACCTAAAGGCGGACTAAGTAAATGGTTCAAAGAAAAATGGGTAGATATTGGAAGACCTAAAAAGAAAGGCAGATATCAACCTTGTGGACGTAGTTCCGCAAAAACATCGAGGCGAGGCTACCCAAAGTGCGTACCTTTAGCCAGAGCAAAAACAATGAGTAAAGCACAAAAGAAGTCTGCAGTACGAAGAAAAAGAGCAAAAGCTCAAGGCGTCGGCGGCAAACCTACTAGAGTGAGGACTTATACAAAAAGAAGGAGAAAATAAATGGAGTGGTTAAAAACCAAATGGACTCAATTTATAAATATCATCACAGGAAAAGACAAGAACTGGGATGGTAGCGTTGACATCAAAGATAAAATGATGGCAGCGGAGCAAAAAGCAAAAAGCTAAAATACATTAGCTAAGTCGAATAGGACTAGCAATGCAAAACTTAAGTACGGAAATAGAGAAAACTTTGTCTCTTTCGGAGAGACTAAAGAAAGCTGTACTCGAACAATTAGTATGGGGACATACTGTAAGAACGTTAACAAAACTACCGAGAACCCCACAAAATGCGGTTCTCATTAATAGGCTAATAAGCCAAAGTACTCGTTAGAGTAGAAAGGAATAGAAAAATGGCAAGACAAGGCGGATTTTTAAGCGGACCTAGTGTCCACTCAACCTCCAAGCTAAGAAAGCATGTATTGAAAAGAGGAGTAACTCGAGACATGAATGCAGCAGCAGGAACTTTTGTAAATACTAAGTCTCCGATGTCCACACCAGGTGGCTTCTATGGAGCAGCACCTAAAGCAGTAGGACCAAGATTTGGTAAAACAGTAAACCCTAAAAGGGCAAAGTTTGGGAAGAAAACTCCTAGCAAATTACTAACGAGAAGGAGAAGAAGATAATATCTTTAAACAACTAAATAAACTTATGAAGTCAGGAAGACTTGATAAAGTAGTAAAGAAATTTGCTATAACAAAAAAACATGGCACTAACAAAAGCAGAAAAAGGAAGGCTCAAAAGAGCTGGGCTAACTAGACTTAATAAACCTAAAAGAACTCCCAAACACAGAACAAAGAAAGCTGTGGTAGGAGTTAGAGTTGGCGGAAAGGTGAAGATCATCCGCTTTGGTGCACAAGGCATGGGACATAACTATAGTCCCGAAGCAAGAAAAAGCTTCAAGGCAAGACACAGAAAGAACATAGCTAAGGGTAAAAGCTCCGCAGCTTATTGGGCAAATAAAGTGTTTTGGGCAGGCAAGGGTGGTTCTACAAAAAGACCACCTAAGTCTCAAAAATATGTACGAGGAATTAAAAGGAGAAAATAATGCAAGCGAACGGAACCAAACTTTGGTTAGATGAAGGTGCAGTACACGCTACAAAAATGCTACAGAATCTTATAACTGTAGAAGAAAAAAGAACATTATCGGTAGCTGAAGAGAAGCTTAAACAGATTACAGCTTCATATTGTTACTTATACGCTAAGATGTTAGAAATTGGAGAACTGGAATCCGATGATAACTATGAAGTCTTTCCAGATGAGATATTGCATTGATAGAAATTAGTCGTACAGATATAGTTAGTGATTATCTAATGGATTTAGAGCAAGAATCACGTTTCATAAAACTCCCAATCATGGAGTACTTAGAGCTATTAGGAATAGAACCTAACACATCTCAAACAGCAATCATCAATGCAATTAACAACCCAAAGTATCGTTTTATTACAGCGGCAGTTTCACGTCGTCAAGGAAAAACATACATATCTAATATTATAGGACAACTAGTTTGTCTAGTACCGGGGTCGCACGTATTATTGATGTCCCCCAACTATTCACTATCGCAAATCTCATTTGATTTGCAAAGAAACTTAATTAAACATTTTGATTTAGAGGTATTAAGAGACAATGCAAAAGATAAAGTTATTGAACTATCTAACAACTCTACGATTCGTATGGGTTCCATTAACCAAGTTGACTCGGTTGTGGGTAGATCTTATGATCTCATCATATTCGACGAGGCCGCTCTCACAGACGGGAGGGATGCTTTCAATGTTGCGCTCAGGCCCACACTAGATAAAGAAAACTCCAAAGCAATTTTTATATCTACTCCAAGGGGTAGAAATAATTATTTTGCTGAGTTCTACTACAGAGGGCATAGCGATGAATTCCCAGAGTGGTGTAGTGTGAAAGCAACTTACCACGAAAATCCTCGTGTATCCGAGTCAGACATTATAGAAGCAAAGAAAACAATGTCAACTAATGAGTTTGCACAAGAATACATGGCAGACTTTAATGTTTACGAAGGTCAAGTATGGGCATTTAATCACGAAGAATGTATTGCAGACCTTTCACAAATCGACGTTAGTCAGATGGATGTTTTTGCAGGACTCGACGTAGGTTACAAAGACCCTACAGCTTTCTGCGTAATTGCCTATGACTGGGATAATAGAAAATACTATCTTATAGATGAGTATATGGAAGCAGAAAAAACAACAGAACAACACGCAGCTCAGATTCAAAAATTAATTCATAAATGGGATATTGATTATATTTATATTGATTCAGCAGCTCAACAAACAAGATACGACTTTGCACAAAATTATGATATCAGTACTATAAACGCCAAGAAATCTGTATTAGATGGAATCGGACATGTAGCTACTGTAGTTGATAACGATGAGATAATTGTTGATCAAACTTGCAAAGAAGCACTTATCTCATTGGACCAATACCAATGGGACCCTAACCCTAATTTATTAAAAGAGAAACCAAAACACAACATGGCATCCCATATGG